GCTTTTTATACAGGCGGGGGAATTTCAGAGAAAAGGGGTAAAAAATGGACGCGATACTATGGAGGGAGCGGATCACGGCCTCCTGCAGATCTGCCGGCACCTACCAGCCGTTTTTTGATGACCTGATAGAGATCCTGGCGGACATTATGGAGCGCCGGGACATCGCCCTCGGCCAATGGAAAAAGACAAAGAAGACACTCGCAAACTACACCAACAAAGGCGGCAACAAAAACACCGTGGTGCATCCGCAGCTGAAGGTGGTACAGGAATGCGAAAGCTCCGCTCTGGCATACTGGCGGGAGCTCGGCCTGACGCCATCCGCATTCAAAAAGCTGACGGATACCGAGGTGAAGCAGATCCGGCAGCTGGATCCTCTTTCAGCTGCACTGAAAGACTTTGAATTCCCGGACACGTGACTATAAGGCGATAGCCATACAGTATGCCAAAGATCTGGTATCCGGGAAGCTGTTAGCCGGGAAAGAAGTCATCATGGCCGGTCAGCGGTTCCTGGACGATCTGCAGCGGGAAGATCTGGAACTGCACGACAAAGAGGCCGTGTTTGTGCTCGGTATGATAGAGCGGACGATGGTCCACAAGCAAGGGGAAGCCCTGGACGGCACGCCTCTGCTGGGGAAACCGCTGATTATGCAGCCGTGGCAGGTATTCGTCATTTACAACCTTGTAGCCTGGTACTACAAGGGAACTAAGGAACGCCGATATAAAGAGGCGTTTATTTTTATCCCCAGAAAGAACGGCAAGACCACCATGGTGGCAGCTCTGAGCTGGGGCCTTTCCCTGCTGGAAAGGAAATCAGGGTCCACCGTCTACATCGTGGCCGGGTCGCAGAAGCAGGCAAATCAGTCTTTCCATTTCATCATCAATTCACTGTCCTCAAACGGAGTGGCCGACATGATGCGCATCCGTGACAATTCCTTCGGCCACTCCATAGAGCACACGTTCCGGGACGAGACGGGAGCGGCCGTCGGCTCCATCCACATTGAAGCACTGGCGGCAAGCCCGAAACTACAGGACTCCCTAAACTGCAATATTGCCATTGCAGATGAGCTGCATGTCTTCAAAGAGCCGGGACAGTACAACCGATTCAAAGAAGCCATGAAGGCATACACCAACAAGCTGATGATCGGAATCACGACGGCCGGCGACAATCCCAATAGTTTCTGCTACCAGCGCCTCGAGTATTGCACCAAGGTGGTGAGCGGGCAGGTGAAGGATGATTCCTATTTTGTGTTCATCTCCCGGGCAGACCAGGACGAAAACGGAGACGTGGACTTCACCTCCGCCGAGCAGCAGCAGAAGGCAAACCCGTGTTACAACGTGACCATCCGGCCATCGGACATTATGAACGATGCGCTGCAGGCCCAGAACGATCCACAGCAGCGGAAGGACTTCCTATCCAGAAGCCTGAACATCTACACCTCGGCCATGCGGGCCTATTTCAATGTGGATGAATTCAAGAGATCTGACGCAAAGTACAACTGGACGCTGGAAGAGCTGGCCAAGCTGCCGGTCAAGTGGTTTGGAGGAGCGGACCTTTCTAAGATGCACGACCTCACGGCCACGGCGCTATATGGGAATTACAAGGGCGTCGATATCATCATCACGCATGCTTTCTTCCCGATCACGGCAGCATACAAAAAGGCCGATGAGGATAATATCCCGCTCTTCGGATGGGCGGATGACGGCTTCCTGACCATGTGCAACTCTCCGACGGTCAACCAGGGCGACGTCATCAACTGGTTTAAGACAATGCGGGGAATGGGATTCCGGATCGCCCAGGTCGGCCATGACCGGAAATTCAGCCGGGAATATTTCATCGGCATGAAGCAGGCCGGCTTCAACATCATTGATCAGCCCCAGTATTACTACAAGAAATCTGAGGGCTTCCGACATATCGAGAAGGCCGCAAAAGACGGAGCGCTTTATTACCTCCACAGCAGTGCGTTTGAATACTGCGTCGGAAACGTCTCGGCCGTTGAGAAAACCGATGACATGATACAGTACGAAAAGGTCCAGCAGCAGAGCAGGATAGACCTTTTCGATGCGTCAGTGTTTGCCTGCGTGCGTTACCTGGAGGGCATGGAGCGCATCAATAAAAATTCAAGCTGGTGGGGTGATGAATAGTGAGTGGAAAAAGACGAAATAACCCGAAACTGAATAAGCGAGACTTAAGCAATATCGAGAAGGAAAACAAGGTAGCAGCGTTTGTGCTGGCGGACCTGTTCGATGATTGCTGTGCATCCGGGTACACCCGGCTATCAGACAATCCGGAGATCCAGACGGCATGCCTCCGGATAGCAGAGCTGATCGGCAGCATGACCATTTACCTGATGGAGAATGGACCGGACGGAGACAGGAGGATCCTCAACGAGCTCTCCCGGAAGATTGACATCGAACCGAACCGGAACATGACGCGCATCCATTGGATGACGGCCAACGTTATGAACATGCTCCTGTACGGGAAAGGCAACGGAATCTGTGTGCCGCACACGCATGAAGGGAATCTGGAAAGTCTGGAACCGATCTCGGCCAGCCGGGTAACTTTCCAGCCGGTCGGCAATTCCTATAGAGACTATAGGGTTTTAATCGATGGGATTCCTAAGGATCCGAACAACCTTCTGCATTTCGTCTACAATCCGGATCCAACGTACCTGTGGATGGGCCGAGGCGTCACAGTGACGCTGAAGGATATAGCCAACAACCTGAAGCAGGCCCAGAAGACGGAGAACGCCTTCATGTCATCGGAATATAAACCGAACATCATCGTGAAGGTGGATGCCCTGGCTGATGAATTCGCGACGCCGGCAGGACGGCAAAAACTGCTCGACAGCTATGTAAAACCGTCCACCACCGGAGAACCGTGGCTGATTCCGGCGGAGCAATTCGAGGTTCAGGAGGTACGACCGCTGACGCTGGCAGATCTGGCCATTAAGGACACCGTGGAGCTCGACAAGAAAACCGTCGCGGCGGTGATCGGCGTCCCGGCATTCCTGCTGGGCGTCGGGACGTTCAATCGGGAAGAGTGGAATAGATTCATCCAGACAAAGGTCAAGGCCATCGCTCTGAACATCCAGCAGGAGCTGACGCGCTGCCTGATCATTTCTCCGAAGTGGTACATCTACCTGAATTACTGGAGCCTGATGGATTACGATCTAAAGGCCGTCAGTGATATTCTCCTCGCCGGTTCCGACCGTGGATTTGTCTGCGGCGATGAATGGCGTGACCGGATGCACCTGCCTCCTGCAGGACTGAAGGAATTCAAGATACTGGAGAACTATATCCCGTACGACAAGAGCGGGGACCAGGAGAAGCTGAAATGAAGATACAGCTTGACTGCCCGCAAGCCCAGCACGGCGACATGATGCGGGTGTACTGCAAGAAAACCGGAGAGCTGTGTCTCTTCCAGTATTTCAAAAACTGCAAAGGATGGTGGGTTAACAGCCCGACAGCGGCGAAATGCCAGATAAGGAAGGAGATTGAAGATGGAAACAATGGATAGGAAAATCCGCCAGTTGAGAAGCGATGCTTCTCAGTTTCAAGTGAGAGAAGCAGAGGGAGACCTTTCAATCGAAGGATACTTCTCTGTGTTTAATAGCATCTACGAACTGTGGCCGGGAGCAACGGAGAGTGTAGCTCCGGGGGCTTTTTCGGAAACCCTCGGCGATGACATCCGTGCCCTGGTCAACCACAACGACACTCTGGTGCTGGGGAGAAATAAAGCCGGTACACTGGAGCTCCGGGAAGATTCACACGGGCTGTGGGGAAAGATCAAAGTCAATCCGAACGACAGCGATGCAATGAACCTGTACGAACGTGTGAAACGGGGCGACGTCAACCAGTGCAGCTTCGGCTTTATGATCGAATCCGAGGAAACCGAATTCCGCGAGGACGGCTCCATTCACTGGACGATTCGCAAGGTCAAACTGTTTGAGGTGTCTGTTTGCACGTTCCCTGCCTATGAGGCAACCGAAGTCTCCGCACGGAAGGCAGATTATGAAGAAATCCAGAAGCGGAAAACTGAAAAATGGCGTGCTGAAATGCACGCAAAACTGAATAAGGAGGAAGCCGAATAATGGCACTCAAAGCTTTTATGCTCCGTAAAAAAATTACGGATGCCAGAAAGAAACTGGATGCCCTCAGAGAAAAAGATGCTGAATTCGAAACCCGCAAGGCAGAGCTGACAGCGTCCATTGATGAGGCCCAGACCGAAGAAGAGCGCAGCGCGGTAGAGGAAGCGGTTGATACTTTCGATGCCGAAGAGGCAGCGCATGAGGCCGAGAAGGATAACCTCGGCAAGCAGATCGAGGATCTTGAAAAAGAACTCGAGGAAGAAGAAGCAAAGCAGGACACCACGCCTCCGGCCGACGTGGAAGCTCCTAAACCTGAGGCCGAAAATGATGAAAGGAAAGGGAATACCACTATGTCAACCAGAAGCAATTTCTTCACCAGAATGTCCGCTCAGGAGCGCGATGCATTCATCGCCCGTGCCGATGTGCAGAACTACCTCGCCGGGGTCCGTGCTGCCATCAAAGAAAAGAGAGCCATCACCAACGTCGGCCTGACCATCCCGGAAGTGATGCTCGGCCTGCTGCGTGAGAATATCGAAAGATATTCCAAACTCTACAAGCACGTCACCGTCCGCCGGATCTCCGGAGAAGGCCGCATGGTCGTCATGGGTGCAATCCCTGAAGCAGTATGGACGGAGTGCTGCGCGAACCTGAACGAGCTCTCCATCGGCTTCAACGATTATGAAGTGGACTGCTACAAAGTGGCAGGCTATTTCAAGATCTGCAACGCGAACCTCGAGGACTCCGATCTCAACCTCGCCGCGCTGCTGCTCGACGTGATCGGCGAAGCAATCGGCTATGCTCTTGATAAGGCCATCCTCTACGGCCGCAACGCATTTGGCACCCAGAAGATGCCGCAGGGCATTGTCTCCCGTCTGGTGCAGACCGCAGCTCCTACTGGCTATCCCAGCACTGCACGTCCCTGGGTCGATCTCCACAGCTCCAACATCATAACAATCGCCAACACCGTGACCGGAATTGGCCTCTTCCAGAAGGTCATTGATGCGGCTGGCAAAGCAAAGGCTAAGTACGCCAAAGGCGCGCTTACGTGGGTCATGAATGAAACCACCAAGCTGACGCTCATTGCAGAAGCTCTGGCAGTGAACGCATCTGGCGCAATCGTCTCCGGAATGGGTAACACTATGCCTGTTGTCGGCGGAGACATTGAAACCCTCGAGTTCATTCCCGACAACGTGATCATCTTCGGGTACTTCGAGCTGTATCTCCTCGCAGAGCGCAAGGGTGAGCAGTTCGCATCCAGCGAGCATGTCTTCTTCCTGGCTGATCAGACCGTCATGAAGGGCACTGCCCGCTACGACGGCGGCCCGGTCATCGCGGAAGCATTCGGCGCACTCGGCATCAAGGGCGTGACTCCGAACGCCACCATGACCTTCGCTTCCGACACAGCCAACACCTGAGGATGATGCGGCATGGGGGATAACCAGATTTTAGTTCCGCTGAAGATTGACCTGCATATATCGTCGGATGCGCTCGACTCATATTTGCTGGATCAGATCCATGCCGCAGAGGAATACATCAAAACCGAGGGCATAAAGCTGGATCCAAATAATTTTGGAGACAGGCTGCTGGTGGAGATGTATGCAGCGCACCTGTACAGGAGCCGGAGAGACACGGGAGATAAAAGCAAAATGCCGAGGATGCTTCGCTGGGCGCTTAACAACCGCCTGTTCTCGCAGAAGATATCGGAGGGCTGAGCATGGATGATCTCATTGAACTGGTTTCGCTGACATTCACAACAGATGCACTGAAACAGCGCATTCCTCAAGAGAGCAGAAGATCTATCTGGGGTCACATCCAGTCGGTCAGCAAGTCGGAATGGTTCCAGGGAGGGCAGAACGGTCTTCAGCCCTCCCTCGTCGTTGACACCAACATGATTAATTACCAGGGAGAAAAGACGGCCATTGTCCATGGGAAGAGGTACTCCATTTATCGGACCTATTTCAACGATCAGAGCGACACGATAGAGCTTTATCTCGAGGAGCAGGTGCAGGATGTCGAACGCGGTTAAAATTGATGATATGGCAAAGGTGCTGGCGCAGCATCTGCAGGATTACTGCCAGGACGTCACGGACGGCCTGAAGACAGATATCAAGGCAGCCGCAAAGGACACCGTCAGCGAACTGAAGGCCACGTCACCACAGGACAAGCGGAAGACAAAGCGCCGCGGCCAGTATGCAAAAGGCTGGAAAGATACCACAGTGTTTGAAAGTGACCTCGACATTCGTGTCGAGGTCCATAACAAAACAGATTACCAGCTGGCTCATCTGCTGGAATTCGGCCATGAGATCGTGGTAGGCGGGAAGGTCGTCGGACATTTCGACGGCACTCCGCACATCCGGCCGGCCGAGGAAAAGATGGAAGAGCAGCTGATGAAAAAGGTGAAAGTGAGGGTGAGAAAATGACGCTTCCTGAACTGTCGGACGTGCTGGCATCAACCGGCGTCCCGACAACATACCACTCCTGGCATGACGTCGACGGAGAGCGGCCATCCCTGCCCTTCATGACTTACCAGGTGGCGTATTCCAATAACTTTTTTGCAGACAACACGGTCTATCTTCCAATCAACCACATCGACATTTCACTGTACACAGCGCTGAAATCCCTGGAGACTGAATCCCTTGTGGAAGAAGCCCTCGAAAGCGCTGAGCTCCCATGGAACAAGACCGAAACATTCATTGATAGCGAACACTGCTATCAGATCATTTACGAAGTAGAGGTGTAATATGCCGAAAAATAAGGTTCAGTTCAACATCAAGAACGTGCACTATGCCATCCTCACGGAAACCGTGACGGATGGACAAACGACATATTCCTGGGGAACACCGGTGCACGTTCCCGGTGCGGTAAACATTACTCTCGAGGCACAGAGTGAGCTGTCTCCGTTCTACGCTGACGGCATTGTTTACTACCAGACCGTTTCCCAGAACGGCTACGAAGGCGATCTGGAAATGGCAAAATTCCCGGATCAGATGCTGCAGGACGTCTGGATGATGACCATCGGCGCAACTTCCAAGGTCCTCACCGAGAACATCAACAGAGAGCCGAAAGCATTCGCGCTGCTCTTCCAGATCGACGGCGACGTCGATCAGGAGCTGTACGTCATGTACAACTGCAAGGGCACCAAGCCCGGAATCAGCTCCACAACCAACACGGACACGAAGGAGCCACAGACTCAGACATCCACCATCAGCGCAACGCCGCTGGAGGATGGCGCGGTGTTTGCCCGGACCACCGGCGAAACTCCGGCTGAGACAAAGAATAACTGGTTCAACCAAGTGTTCCGTGAAACCTGATTTGATTCAGGAGGCCGACGATGGAAAAAACTATTACTGTCGGCGGCAAAGACTACCGGATGAGGGCTTCGGCCCTCATCCCTCGTCTTTATCGCTACAAATTCCGGCGGGACATGATCGCAGACATGCGGCAGCTGGAAAAAGACTTTAAGAAGGCAATAAACCTCCCGAAAGATGCGACGGAGGAAGAAATACAGGATGCCGAGCTCTCTGTTCTCGACCTTACGATCTTCGAGAATGTGGCGTGGCTGATGATCAAAAATGCCGGTGAAGACATTCCAGATGAACCGGATGAATGGCTCGACACCATTGATGGCATCTTCTCCATCTATGAGGTGCTCCCGCAAATCCTGGACATGTGGGAAGCAAACCTCGAAACAACCTCGGTATCGGTAAAAAAGTAAGAGCGACAACCCGGGAGCCGAACGGGGCCACCTTCATGTTGAGATGCGCTCAGTTGGGGTTGTCAGATGAGGCTCTAAATACCATGACGATTGGCATGGTGTACGACATGTACACCGAGAAGGCCAACGACCAGGAAGAATACCCATACAAGGCAACACAGGAAGATATCTATGCATTTTTCGGAGGAGGGAGATGATATAGCATGGCAAGCTCAGGCGGCATGAAGGTCCGCGGCGTAACAATCGAGATCGGCGGCGATGTCTCTGAACTGAGTAAAGCGCTAAAGGGCGTAAACTCCGACATCAGCAAAACCCAGAAGGAGCTGAAGGATGTCGAGAAACTCCTCAAGCTGGATCCGTCCAATACCGAGCTCCTCCGCCAGAAACATGAGCTGCTGGGGAAGCAGGTAGCAGACACGAAAACAAAGCTCGAAACGCTGAAGAAAGCGGAAGAAGAGCTTAATAAAAACGGGGTGGATAAGCACTCCGATCAGTACCGTGCGCTGGAACGGGAAATTGTGTCCACGGAGCACAGCATGCGAGAACTGGAAGCAGCTGCAGCCGCATCCAACGTCACGCTGACAAAGGTCTCCCAGACCTTCGGAAAGATCAGCGATGCATCCGGGAAGGTCGCCCAGGCAACCAAAGGAATCTCCACGGCAGCCGGCGGCGCTCTCGCCGGGATTGCGGGCCTGGCCTACAAATCCGTGCAGGCAGCGGATGACCTGAATACACTCGCAAAGCAGACAGGGCTCTCAACGGCGGAGCTGCAGAAAATGCAGTACGCATCAGATCTGATCGATGTTTCGGTCGACAGCATCACCGGAGCCATGACCAAGATGAAGAAGAACATGACGTCAACGTCGAAGGATACGGAGGCAGCCTTCCAGAAGATCGGCGTGAGCGTGCAAGATTCCAACGGTCAGCTGCGAGACGCCACAACCGTGTTCTATGAGGTTTTGGAAGGGCTGTCGCATGTGGCCAACGAAACCGAACGTGACACATTAGCCATGCAGCTCTTCGGGAAATCAGCGGATGAGCTGGCCGGCATTGTTGATGACGGCGGTGCAGCCCTCAAAGAGCTCGGCCTGGAAGCTGAGCAGCTCGGCCTCATCATGGACCAGCAGACACTCGACAGCCTGAACAACGTCAACGACTCCATCGATAAGCTAAAGGCGAAAGCAAACGGAGAACTCGCCCAGGCCGGAGCAAAAGCAATGGAAGCCCTGATGCCGGTGTTCGAAAAGGTCCTCGATGCCATGAGCAAAGCGCTCGACTATATCGGAAGCCTGGACGCGGACCAGATCAAGATGCTTGCAACGCTGCTCTCCGTGACGGCAGCCATCTCTCCGGTGGCCAAAGGGATATCGAACGTCACCGGGCTGATATCGAAGCTGACCGGGCCAGGAGGCGCTGTCCCGAAAGCAATAGAGATCTGCGGAAAGCTGACCGGCACCGTGCTGCCGAAAGTCGTGTCAGCATTGAAAGTTTTCCCGGGTCTCGGATTAACGGCAGCCATCATCGCACTGGTCGCGCTGATCGCGACAAAAGGCGATGAGATCCAGAAGTACATCAACAAAGCATGCGACTTCATCAAGGGACTCCTCGACAAGCTGTTTAATTGGCTGAATGACCACGGATTGACCACCCTGGCGGCGTTTGTGAAATCCATAAAGGATTTTATTGGCGACGTGCAAAAGGTCCTGAGCGGCATTATAGACTTCATCCGGGGCGTCTTCACCGGAGACTGGCAGCGGGCATGGAAGGGCATTGTTGATATCTTCAGCGGGATCTTCGGAGGAATCAAGGACCTGGTGAAGGCTCCGATCAATGCGGTCATCGGCGCGATCAATAAGGTGATCGGAGGATTCAACAAGCTTAGATCCGTCGCCGGGAAATCCCAGGTGTCAACCATTCCGCTCCTCGCCAGAGGCGGCATCGTCTCCAGCGGCTCGGCCATCGTCGGCGATGCCGGACCGGAGCTGCTGACGATGATGGGCGGAAGGGCAGTGGTGCAGCCATTGACCAGCAGCACCACCAACAACACCAACACGAACCTCGGAGGCGTCACAATCAACGTATATGGCGCTGCAGGCCAGAACGTCAGGGAACTGGCCGACATCATCATGGATGAAATGCAGGCAGCCACAGATAGAAAGGCGGCGGTATTTGGATGACACGGTTTTATTTCAACGGAAAATCCTGCCGCAGCTTCGGCATTTACGTATCGGGCTCGGGAACGTTCAACGCTCCCGAGCTTGATGTCACATCATACGAAATTCCGGGAAAGAACGGAGATCTGATCGTCTCCAACGGGAGATACAAGAACATCGTCGTGTCTTACCCGGCATTCATCCGGAGCGATTTCAAATACAATGCGGCAAAGGCCCGGGCATGGCTGCTGCAGCCTCAAGGGTACTGCAGGCTCAGCGATGACTACCATCCCGAAGAATTCCGGCTTGCACGGTTCGTCGGGCCTATTGATTTTGACATGAGGTTCCTGAATTGGAGCGGAGAAACAACGCTGTCCTTCGACTGCAAGCCACAGCGGTTCTTAGTTCACGGAGAAGAAAAGCGGGTTTTCGCAGCGCCAGCAAGCCTGTGGAATGACACCCTCTTCACCGCAAAGCCACTGATCACCGTTTATGGCAGCGGCGCGGGAGAAATGACCATCGGCGACACGACGGTAAGATTCTCGGAGATTTCAGACTTTGTGGTGCTTGATTGTGACCTTCAGGATGCCTACAAGAATCTGGAAAACAAAAACAGCACCATGACCGGCTCGTTCCCGGGACTGGCGCCCGGGGAGAACGTCGTCACGTTCTCCGGAGGCATTACTAAGATCGAGATTATACCGAGGTGGTGGACGCTGTGAGACTGTTTCAATCGACAGCAACGAACTTTACCACGAACGGCCTCGGAATGATAACAGATTCGTTATCATGCATCGTGATTCAGGTGCTTAACGGAGAGTATGAGCTGCAGATGGAGTATCCGGTTGACGGCATCCGGTATGCAGATCTCACCCTCCGGGCAATAATCCTGGCGAAACCGGACCGAATCTCTGATGAGCAGCCGTTCCGCATTTATCGGATCACGAAACCGCTCCACGGAATAATTACGGTCTACGCACGGCATATCGCCTACGACATGGCCGGGTATGCGGTCTCACCGTTTGAGGCAGCCTCCCTCGGCCTCGCCCTGGTGGGGCTGAAAGAGAATGCGGTGCCGGCATGCCCGTTCACGTTCAACACCGATAAAAGTGTTTCGAGTGATTTCACGGTTTCCACACCGAAATCATTATGGAGCTGCCTCGGCGGATCCGAAGGCTCAATTCTCGACACCTACAGAGGCGAGTGGGAATTCTCCGGTTTTTCTGCATACCTCCACAACCGGCGCGGCAGCAATCGCGGCGTTTCCATCCGCTATGGGAAGAACCTCACCAGTTATGAGCAGGACCAGAACTGCAGCAATGTTTATACGGCAGTATATCCGTACTGGTCAAACAGCACTGACCTGGTGACGCTGCCGGAGAAAACCGTTCCGGTCGGCGGAACGTTTGACTTTGTCCGGGTGCTTTCGCTGGATCTGTCCGGGAGCTTTCAGGAGAAACCGACGGAAGCGCAGCTGCGTGCCAGGGCTCAGACGTACATCGATGCCAACGAGATCGGCGTGCCGGATGTAAGCTGGAAAGTGGAATTCGTGCAGCTTGAGGCATCGGAAGAATACAGAGACAAAGCGATTCTGGAACAGGTGTTTCTCGGCGACACGGTAACGGTAGAGTTTGAGAAATACAACGTCTCCGCAACAGCCAGAGCCGTAGAAGTGCAGTTTAACGTGCTCCTGAACCGGTACGACTCAATCACGCTGGGTAAGGTGAAGACCAACATGGCCGACACCATAGCAGCCCAGCAGAAGGAAATAGACAGCAAACCATCCCGGACCGTCGTGGAGCAGATAGCGGAAGCCCTCTCCGACAGCATCCTTAATGCCGTCGGCGGATGCGTCCGCCTCCTGGACACCAACAACGACGGCATGGCCGATGAGCTCTACATTGCCGACAATCCGGTTCCGGCGCAGGCCGTGAAAGTCTGGCGCTACAACTATCAGGGCTGGGCGGCATCCGAAAGTGGGTACAACGGTCCATTCACCATGGGGGCAACACTGGACCACGGGCTCCTGGCCACGTTCGTCACGGCAGCGCATCTGGTGGCCGGCACCATCGCCAGTGCGGACGGAACCAGCTTCTACCTGAACCTGGACGAGAACGTGCTCCGGATGGCGCAGCTGACCAACATGCAGACCACGCTGAGCGGGGACATTTCCAACAGCCTCGCAGCGGCGAGAAGCTACACCGACTCCTCCGTGGCATCGGAAGTGACGAACCGGAACTCGGCGATTGCAGAGGAAGCCAGCAGCAGAGACAGCGCAATCGCAGCAGCAACCGGAACGCTGTCCGACAGAATCGACGGGGTGGAAAGCGACGTGTCTGCTGCACTGGTGCCGCTGAATGAGATCTTGA